TAGCTCTTCAGCGTTTATTCCTCGTAAAGAGGTACAACCTAAAGCTAATGCTTTCTCTGAACGGATGAAGCGTTTAGCTGGATTGAAATAGAATAAACAAAGGAGATAAAAAAATGTCTATTTTACAAAAACTTACAGAAGGTGTCGTTAGTCGCGACATGCGTAAGGAAGGTGCTGCTCTTCTCGCTAAGTGGGAAAAGACAGGTCTTCTCGAAGGTCTTAAGAACGATACCGCCAAGAATGGTATGGCTCGTCTTCTTGAGAATCAGGCGAAGCAGCTTTTAAAAGAGGCCGCGTCGTCAATGAGTGGTGGAGATGTTGAAGGTTTCGCATCCGTCGCATTCCCCATCGTCCGTCGTGTATTCGGCGGTTTGATTGCTAACGATCTTGTTAGTGTACAGCCAATGAGCCTACCTAGTGGTCTCATTTTCTTCCTCGATTTCACTTTCCAGGGAACACCTCAAGATTCGAATCGTTTAAATTTTAAACAAGATACTTCACTTTATGGTGGCGCCGTGGTCGGCTCAGAGCTTACCGGTGGTGTTACCTTGGGTGGTGACCAAGCCCTCAACGGTGTTAGTCAGTTTTATAACTTGACTAATGGTTATTCTTCGCCAACCGGCTCCGAGGATGCGGACGACGGCGATATCATTAATGTTATTTGTTCAGGTACCATTGGCGCTAATGGTAAGACAGTTACTAGCGCCGGCGCAGCCGACGCCGAGGACGGTTGGGCAAACTTCAATGCTGACTTGATTAATGCTCAAATTCTTCAGTTTGATCCGGATTTAACTTCTGGTTCTTTATGGTGTCTGGCGGAATTCACCCCGGGCCCATTCGAGCAGTTTAATTATGATGATTTATCTGCGGTTGCCTTAATCTGCGCCGATTCCCGGGAGGCTTTCCTCGTCCGGCGTTTGTCCTCTTTGAGCCAGAGTGCTGATGGTCAGACTAGGAGTGAGACAGTTGTTAGATTGGTTGGTACCTCCACCGGTAGCGCCAGAGACTGCCAGGATGCGATGGAGAAGGCCGCTAACTCGTATAGCTGGCCACAAGTTGATAACTTTAGTGGTTCTGCTCCTGTTGGTGCTGTTCTCGGCGCTTCAGCTTGGGGACTTGAGAATACAGTTGCTATTCCTGAGATTAACCTCAAGGTCGATTCGGTGTCAGTCACTGCGCAGACCAAGAAGCTTAAGGCCAAGTGGACTCCGGAATTGGGTCAGGATCTCAATGCTTATCACAACCTCGATGCAGAGGTTGAGCTTACATCAATTCTTTCTGAGCAGATTGCTCTAGAGATTGATCGCGAGATTCTTGAGGATCTAGTAGCCGGTGCTAGGGGCGCAGTGTATTACTGGGCGCGCTCACCGGGCCTCTTTGTTGAGAGGACAACTGGTGTAGAGCTTGGTGCGGCCTCGGCGGCTCCTGACTTCACTGGTACCGTTTCGGAGTGGTATGAGACTCTTGGTGAGACTATTAATGATGTTTCAGCACAGATTCACAGAAAGACACTTCGTGGTGGTGCTAACTTTGTTGTTACTTCGCCAGAGGTTGCTAACATTCTTGAGTTTACTTCCGGTTTCCGCGCTAATGTCACTGTTGACGACGCTAAGGGAACTGCAGGTACTCAGCAGGTTGGTACAATTAGCAAGCGCTATGAAGTATATGTTGATCCTTACTTCCCGCGTAACCTCGTGTTGGTTGGTCGCAAGGGCAATAGCTTCCTTGAGAGCGGTTATGTATACGCTCCTTACGTTCCACTACAGGTCACTCCTACCATCTTTGGTACGGAAGACTTCGTACCACGTAAGGGTGTCATGACTCGCTACGCGAAGAAAATGGTTAGACCTGATATGTATGGTTTGGTCATTGTTCGTGGACTTCTTGGTGAGTCAGGTGCGACTGGCTAAAAATTAACTTTAAGTTAGTTTAATTAAACCCCGGTTTCTTTTTAGAGACTGGGGTTTTCTTTTATAAAAACTCATTTCACTCTAAAAAACACGCACCCTCCAGAATTTTGCGCGACCTATTTTTTGAGATTTTGAATTATGAAAACTACTTATGATGGAAAGGAGAAACACCTTTCGTTAATTGACCTAATATACTAAAAGGAGAAACATATTATGGGAACTAAAAGAGTAGGTTGGGCACGAATTCAGAGCCTGATTAACGAAAATACAAATGATTTTGATTTTATTGGTGGAACCGCACGGATTCGCGGCGCTGGAGATTCCGCGGCCGTAACCGGTTCGACGGGTACGACACAAACCTTCGGAATATCTATGAAGTCTCAGGCTGATGGTTTTTACACTTATCAGGAGGAAGTGAGTCTTTATGGTAGATCCAACGCAAACGATCAAGGGTGCATTTGCGAACTTAGCAAAACATTACCAGCTAATGCAAAGGTTCTTTCGGCTGCGATAACTTGCACAGAGTTGTCGACCTTAGCCGCTCAGACCGTCGGCCTCGGTCTTTCAGCGACGGCTGCTACAGCACAGGGAACCGCTATAACTAGTGCAACTGAACTTATTGGAGCCGCCGTGGGCTCTGCCGCCTTAGTATGTTCCAGCGGCGGAACCCTGGGGGATACAGAAATGGTTTCTACGGAGCATGGCATTGACGTCGGGGCAAAGACGTCAGCTTACCTCATCGCTGATGGCGGGTCGAACACTGTTTCAGATAACAATACAGCGGGCGCAGTACTTGTTACTATCAATTATTTTGGTTCTGCGGCTCCTGCATAAAAATAACAATATTGTTTTTTAAGAGATAATTTATGCCTTCTTTTCAAAAAAGAAGGCATATTTTTTAAATAAACATAAACTATTTATTACTATATTTATGGAGGAATTATGGGCAAGAAAAGAAGACTTAATAAATTTCCGGAGAAGTTTGGAAGAAAACATGCTGCACATCCGATAACAAAATTGACTTTACAAGAGCTTGAAACGGTTACAAAAGATGAAGTTTTGGAGGTACCTTCTGTTATAAAAGAAGTTAAACCTAAAAAGAAAGTAACAGGCCGCGGCAAAAAAACCAAACTACAGAAAAGAAAACCATCTGCGTCAAAAAAGAATAAAAAGAAAACCGCTAGCAAGAAAGACTAATCTGCTATTTAACGTTCCTCAAACTATTTACTACGAGGAGAACTATTAAATGGCGGTACCCACATTAACACCTTCATCGCAGACAAGCGCTATAAGATTGCCTTCGGGGAGTAATCCCGCCGTTGCTGAAGCTGCAGAATTTCCTTTTACTGTTTACACCGCAGATCGATATTTTTTATCGGGCGCTGCAGATCAAGTTGCTTATACATATAAAAAATTAGGCGGCGATGTTTTAGATGTTGAACTTTCAAGCTCACAAGTGTTTGCTGCTTATCAAGAATCTGTTTTAGAATATTCTTATCTTCTTAATATACACCAAGCAAAGAATTCTTTAGGTGATCTTTTTGGTGCCAAGACGGGATCTTTTAATGAAGATGGACAACTCCAAGATACTTCATCTTTAGAGGATGTAGCTTTAAAGTTTCCTAAATTTAAGTTTAATTATGTCCGGCGCGTGGCCCAGGGCTATTCTACAGAAGCTGGTTTTGGAGGGACTACTCCAATTTATTCAGCTAGTTTTAACACAACCGCTTCAGTACAAGATTATGATTTACAAACAATAATATCTTCATCAGCTGTCGCTGGAACTTTTGGAAGTTCAAACCCAGTTGGTGATAATAGAGTAAACATAACTCGGGTTTTTTATAAAACGCCTCAAGCAATGTGGAGATTTTATGGATATTACGGAGGGTTAAATACTGTAGGTGATTTATCAAGTTATGGCCAGTACTCCGATGATAGTACTTTCCAATTGGTGCCTCCATGGCAAAATAAAGCACAAGCCATGGCCTTTGAAGACGCTATTTATACAAGAAACAGTCAATATTCTTATGTAATTAAAAATAATAAATTACGAATATTTCCTCAAGCTAATGCGAATGTAAGCCCAAAAACAATGTGGGTTGAATTTTTTGTAGATAGTGATACCCCGTGGAAACCTGAAGACACTTCGGTTGATTATGGAGTGAGCGGAATTAACAATGTTAATGCGTTGCCTTTTGAAAACACCCCCTACCAAAAGATTAATTCAATTGGAAAGCAGTGGATAAGACGTTTTGCTTTGTCTTTGTGTAAAGAGATGTTAGGCAATATTCGTTCAAAGTTTACATCAATACCAATTCCCGGCGAAAGTGTAACGTTAGACGGTCCTGCGCTTCTTAGCCAAGGTCAAGCGGAACAAGAAAAACTGCGCGAGGAACTAAAAACAATATTTGATGAACTTACTTACGCCAAAGTTGCTGCTACGGATGCTGAATTATCAGATGCGATAAACAGCATTGAAACTAAAATACCCATGTTAATATTTACAGGATAATTATATAAATGTCTAATGAGTGGTCACAACCAACACAACCGCCCCCTCCGCTGTTTTTAGGCGAAAAGGAACGCAATCTTGTAAAACAAGTTAATGATGAACTTATTGAGCGCGTCATTGGACAAGGCATATTTTATTATCCTATTAGTATGGAATACACCAATTTTCATACAGTTTATGGCGAAGCTATAACAAAGACGTTTTTACCTCCAGTGAGAGTATATGCGCTAGTTGTGTGGCAAGGTTATACAACTGAAGTAACTAATATGGGTATAGACAAAAGACTTTCTATTACAGTACATTTTCACGATAGAAGGTTAACAGAAGATCAAGATTTGTATGTTCGTGAAGGCGATTTTGTTAAATATGGAGATACTTTTTTTGAAATAGTTAGCTGGAACCAGCCCAAGCCATTGTTTGGTCAAGTTGATAATCAAATGGAAGTAGAAGTACAGTGTATTAAGGCGCGCGAGGGATTGTTTGATGCCAAGTGATGTTCAATATAAAGGCGTAAAAGACGCTGAAAGTAATATTAAAGTTGAAGAATTTGATCCTTCGACTTTAGAAACTATTGATATGGCGTTTTATGATTTTGTTAATGATACAATGAATGTTGCCGCTACTACCAATAAAGGATGGAAAAAAACGCCCGTATTGTGGGTTTCAGCTGAAAGATCGTTTTTATCAAAAAACAATCCGGATTTAGTAGATTCAGACGGCGCACTTATTTTACCTATAATATCGATAGAACGCACAGGAATGCAAAAAAGCTTAACTAGAAAAGGGGCTTATCATGGACTTTCTGGAGATAATTTAGAAGCCCATCATTACGGCAGGATAACTCTCGCTAGAAAAATTGTTAGAGACAAAACTAATAATTATAGTGTGGCGGACAATAGAAAAAAATATGGTAGCGTACAACGCACCCCTGGAAGACAATCCTATTATCCAACAAATTCGAATAAAAAAGTAGTCTATGAGACCTTAAGCATGCCAATGCCCATTTATGTTGATATGACGTATACCGTTGCAGTAAGAACTGAATATATACAACAGATGAATGAACTACTAGCACCTTTTATAACTCTTGGTGGCGGCATAAGCAACTTTGTGGTTGAAAAAGCTGGGCATCGATATGAGGCATTTTTAAAAGAAGATTTATCTCAACAAAACAATGTGGCCAATATGGGCACCGACGAAAGAACTTATATAACAAATATTACTTTTGAGGTGTTGGGATATATCATTGGGGAATCTCCAAACGGCGACAGACCTAAAATAATAAAAAGGGAAAGCGCGGTCGAAGTTAAAATAGGAAGAGAAAGAGTTATCGTGGGAGCTATTCCGGAATATGGAAAGGGCAAAAGCTTTTATAGAGACTAATAAGGTTTTTGCAAGAATAAATTACTAATTAATAAGAGAAACTAGTTTTCAGACAAGGAGAACATTAACATGCCAGCAAAAGATTTTAAATTTGTTTCACCGGGAGTATTCATTAATGAGATTGATAATTCTCAGTTACTTCAGCCGCCAGGGGATGTTGGGCCAGCAATTATTGGTCGCGCTCAGCAGGGCCCCGGACTAATTCCAACTACAGTGAATTCTTTTCAAGAATTTGTAAAAGTGTTTGGCGCGCCCGTCGCAGGTGCAACAAATGATGATGTTTTTAGAAACGGTAACTCGGTAGGCCCTACTTATGGTGCATATGCCGCACAAGCTTGGTTAAAAAATAACCCTTCGGTTACCTATGTTAGATTGGTAGGCCGACAATCCAAAGGGGCAGTAAATACTGCTGGAGAAGAAAATAGTGGATTTGCGGGTTGGGCAACTACACAGAAAACACCAGACTTTGGAGCTACGCAAGGTGGCGCATACGGCTTGTTTGTTGTACAGTCTGGATCTGCCGCCACGGCGAATTCAGGCACTTTGGCTGCTATATGGTATGTTAATAGCGGCTCTGTGGCCTTATCTGGTACATCTTACATGGGCCCAAATCCGATCTCTGCCACCGCCGAGAATGCGATTAATACGGCCGGCCTCGTAGCCGGCGGGACGACATCGACGTTTACGTTCACGATACCGTCTGACGCCGGCGGCGAAGGCACATTGACTACCATTAAATTGTTCGCCGGTAACGATACTGGACTTCCCGCTGCAGCTGATCAAATCGGCATTGGCTTTAACAGCGCCGCGGACGACGAGGCTGTCCGTGATCTTATTGTTAAAGCTATTAATGCAGAGACCGATGGTGCTATCACTTATGCCGATTCGGGCGCCGGCCAGAGCGGTTACGATTCTGGTATGACTGCCGCGGCAGATGGCGGTTCAGTCACCGAAATTGACCTAACAATTGATCAGGCCGGTGACGCCGGGAATCTCACTGACGCTCTTGTAGAGGGCATTGGCTTGGGTTCCCTGGTTGCGAATGACGACTTCACCGGCGGCGCGGGTGAAGACGTCGCTCCCGGCGCGCCGCTGAAGAAGCTCGAAGAATCACGCACCGGCACAGTAGCCACTAATCAATATTTTGAATCAACTGTCGGTGGCCAATGGAAAGCGGTAGTTAAAACTGAGGACAGCACCGTGGTAGTGGATACCAAATTTGATTTTGATATGAGTTCTGAAAACTTTATTAGAAAGGTTTTTAACACGAACCCCATCTTAAGTAATGAAAAAGTAACAAACAACAGCAGTGCTGCGTATGTAAATTATTTTCTAGGAGAAACGTTTGAAGATGAAGTAAATCTGGTATTAAATGCTGGTACTGGCGATCAATTTGCTTTTGTTGCACCTTTATTGCTTGATGCTTCAACCGATGTACAAGGAGGCAATTTCTTAAGAGACTACGCAGATCCAAAAACCGGTTGGTTTATCGCACAGGATTTAACTACAAATACAGGTTCTTATCAAGCCGGCGCGCAACAGAAGCTTTTCCGTTGTGTTGCTAAAAACACTGGTCGCTGGGCATCGCGTAACCTTAAAGTTTCTATTCAAGATATTCGCGCACCCAGTAGTGATTTTAATAGTTATGGAACTTTTACTATAGCTATTCGCGCGATGAACGACACAGACAGCCGACCAAAGATTTTAGAACAATTTAACAATTGCAGCTTAAATCCTCGTTCGCCAAATTATGTTGCTCGTAAGGTTGGTAACAAGTTTAAAGTTTGGCGTGAAGAGGAAAGAAGATATATTGATCGCGGCGACTATGATAGTCAATCTGATTATATTTACATGGAAATGAGCGCTCAAGTTCACGAAGGAAATACAAACCCCTGGTCTTTGCCGTTTGGCGTCTGGGGCCCCAACACCTTTGTAACTTTTTATGATTTAAATGCAGACTCAGGCCAGACTGATACTTTGGTTACAGGAGGGATTAATTATTATAATAATGATCTCGGTGGCTACGGCGCCGGCGAACAGAGGATTGTTAGTCGCTCAGTAGGATTTGCGTATACATATCCAAAATTAAGATTAAGAGTGTCTGCTTCTGAAGGCAATCCAACGGATCCGCGAAATGTGTGGTTTGGTGTAGATACTACCTTTAACCGCGCTGGAAGACCTTCTAGAACAATTGGAGATTATACAGGACCGAAACCCGCGTATTATTCGGATGCGACGATGTGGGGCCCAGACACGACTACCGGCTTGACAACATCTTGGATCTTTACTCTTGATGATATTATGAATACTGATATCGCGTCTACCAGCACAGCATTAACCGGCACAAATGTTTATGTAAGTGGTTCAAGGCAAATGAATCCTTCTGAGCGCGACTCTAATTTAACTTATGTTAATTCGGGTTCGTGGAGAGAGGTATTAACTAATGGAGCGGACCAGTTTACGACTGTGTTGGTCGGTGGTTTTGATGGTTTGAACGTCAAAGAAGCTGAGCCATTTAGAAATACCATATGGAGCACCGATATTACAACTCCTACAGAAAAAAACAGCTATACGTTTAACTCGGTTAAGGTGGCTATCGATAGCTTAAGAGATCCAGAAGAAGTAGAATTTGACCTCGCTGCAATGCCTGGTATTACTAATAATACTTTAAACCGCAATCTTGTTGATGTGTGTGATGATCGTGCTGATGCTTTGGCTATTATAGACCTACAAGGTGGCTATGAGGCAGAAACAGAAAGCACCAAGTCGCTAGCTGATAGAATGGGCTCGGTAACAGATACCATTAATAACAAGAGGCAAAATTTGCAAATCAATTCTTCATTTGGAGCAGCTTATTACCCATGGGTTCAGGTTCAGGACACCATTAATGGAGCAATTATTTGGGCGCCCCCATCTATTGCTGCTATTGGAGCAATGTCGTACGGACAGGCAACTCAAGAACTTTGGTTTGCTCCTGCCGGTTTCACAAGAGGTGGATTATCTGTAAACAATGCGGCCGGTATTCCAGTTCTTGGAGTACGCGAACGTCTTGTTTCTAAAGATAGAGATAGACTCTATGAAGCTAACATTAACCCAATTGCACAATTTCCAGCAGAAGGTATTGTAATTTTTGGCCAAAAGACGCTACAAGTTACACCGTCCGCTCTGGATAGAATCAACGTAAGAAGACTGTTGGTTTATTGCAAGAGACAAATTTCTAAAGTTGCGGCAACATTATTGTTTGATCAGAATGTTGAAACCACGTGGAATCGGTTCCGCGGAAGAGTTGGTCCAATCTTGGCTGATGTACAAGCTGGATTAGGTTTGTCGGACTGGAAATTGGTATTGGATAGAACGACAACCACACCCGATTTGATCGATAGAAACATTATGTATGCACAGATTTTCTTGAAACCAGCCCGGGCAATTGAATTTATCGCGATTGACTTTGTAATTACAGATTCAGGAGCTTCATTCGAGGATTAAAAAGATAACACACTATTTATAGTACTGGATAAGGAGAAATAACAAAAATGCCAATCGTACCAACTGTCGGAGGAAAATTTTGGACCTCAAATAAAGTAGAACCTAAAAGAAAATTTAGGTTTATTATGAGCCTTGGAGGCACTGAAACTATTGACGTGATTGAATCTTGGTACGTGAAGACAGCCAAGAAGCCCACGTGGAAAATGGAAGGTCAAGGCGAAGTAAAATATATTCAGCATACATGGAAGTACCCAGGACGTATTAAGTGGGATCCGATTGATATTACAGTTATTGATCCTGCTTCTCCCGATTCAGCTTCTATTTTAATGAACATTCTTGCAACTTCTGGTTATAGTGCTCCTTTTTCGACTTTAGAAGCCGATGGAGTAAGAAAGTCTATTTCAAAGCAAGGCGCTAATAATGCAATGGGTCGAATTTTGTTATCGCAAATTGACGCCGACGGCGAGCCTATTGAAGAATGGCTTTTACATAACGCGTTTTTAACTGGTGTAGATTTTGGTGGGGTGGATTACGGTAGTGATGATATTGTGGAATACACCTTGAACGTAGATTATGATTTCGCTACTTTAAACCAGACAAGTACTCCCGTTGAGCGAGCTGTTCGAACTAAGGGATAGGATAAAGTAATTTTGTGGCTACCTTCTGGACTAGTAATACCATTGAGCCCAAAAAATCCTTTCGGTGGGTGGGTTATATAAACTTACAAAAAGCCAATGGCCGTGAAGTGGGCCCGCAGCCTTTCATTGTTAGCAGATTTACCAAACCTACTTTCACTCTAGAAAATGAAACCATCATTAATAAATTTACTTCAGAAACATCAATAGTCATAAAAAATTATGTTTGGGATGATATATCTGTAACTATGATAGATGTAGAAAATGAGGAACTTAATGCATCTAGCGCATTATATAGCTGGCTTACTGGCTTGGGGTACGAACCGGCTCAAAGTATTAATAATTTAAGTAAGTTGTTTACAAATCTGTATGATAACAAAATGAGTATAACTTTAGAACATATTAATTCTGAAGGACAGGCGGTTGAACGATGGTTATTTACAAAGCCGCAACCTACATCAATTAACTTTGGTGGTGAATTAAGTTATGATACTGATGAAATAATGACGGTTACTATGGGAATTACATATGTAGCGGCGAAATATGAAAAATTGCACCCCGCCGGCGGCACGCTTCCGCTGTTCGGCTCCGCTGCCGACCTCTTTGGCCTTTAAATAAATTTTAATCATTTAAATAATTATATATAATAC